CTGAGGGCAAGGGCGGGGGCATCCCCTAACGTTAGGGACCACCGAGCACGCAACCGACTACCGGGGAACCATCAGTTGCTGTTTATACAGCCGACGGTCAACATCACCCCAGATATCATCTTTGAAAAACCTTTCTTTAGAACTAGGTAGACCAAAGACTAAGTCGGGATATTCCGCAGAAGTTGACAGAGCACCAGCATGGCAATAATGCGCATCATAGTGAAGCCACTCTGTCTTGAAATTGAGCCAACTAATTTCCAACTCCTGTAAGGAATTCAAACTATCCAAATATGCTTCAGTTTTCAACTGTTCAGCTACAGTAATACCAAATTTTCTTTCCATCAACAAACGACTGTTGAAACCTATTGGCATATAAGCACCCGAATTTTTACGATGATAATTTAACATTTCTTCTTTCATATTCATATGATAACTGTCAAAAATACCAAAATCCGCACGATACCCTTCACTTATCCTTAATCCATATAAGGCAAGCGAACGTAAAATAGGGCATCCCGGATATTGATAGAGAAACGATAAACTCTTAGCTCGAAGAAGTTTCAGGTGTTTGGATTTTTTCGACAATGCATATCTCCTCGGTACATATCCAAAACTAACTAGTTTTGCCAGAGGTTCAGTAATTATAGCTTCATCAGTTTCATCAAAAATTAAACCGCAAAAAGAAGCCTCGCTAATATTATCGAAAATTTCCAATTTGATAGTAAAACCGATTTCTTTAAACAACTCTATAGTAGGTGGATTTCCATCGTAAACAAAAAGTCCATCATCGCCTTCTACAACACCAGCAATGTTACGGGCTCCACTAACTTGACACGCGTACATCATCAACATTAAATTGCTAAAGCCATTTCCAAGGCTAGTACACATCTCACCAGACATCCTACATGCAATAACATAGGCCGTAAAATCGCGAAAATTAATTACGTTCAGTCCAGCTAAGACCTGATCCAATATATTCCAAAATTCTTGTCGTTGTGGAATATATTGAGTCATGTATTTATAGAGTTGAAATTCACAAATCTCCATAACTTCACGAATAAAGTGAGATTCGAAGGAAGTATAATCGGTAGCTATATACCGCTTTCCAGTCCTGTAGAGTCGTTCCATAACATATTTCGCTCTTTGATCTACAGGAATTTTCTTAATGAAAGCAGGATGTTTAAAAACTTCCTTTTCTATGGCCCTAAAAATAGGACCAACTTTTGCTTTAAATTGATCAGATCTAGAATATATACCTCTAGCGTGCTTATATTCGGTATAATGCTCGTCCTTCATAAAGGCAGTAACGTGAAAATCCTTCTTTCTAAGAATTCCGAGTCTTTGTTCATACTTCTTACGTATGCAATCTTTTCTAGATTGTGGATGATCAATTTCAGCTAACCATGTGTCTAAAGTTAAGTCCGTGTCCCTTGCTAAGGGTGTTAAATTTTTCTTAAGCCATCTTTTGACGAACTTCTTTAGACCTTTATGGTGTTTGGGAGACATATTAGGTGGCTTACCTATTAGTCTCTTCTTAACCCCAGCTATCATAGTATCATGGCACTCAGGGTCAGGGTGAGGCAATGATACTCCCTTAACATTACACCCAGTACTAGCAGCAACAATGGGTCTCTTTGTTAAGTTACAATTCTTCCTTACTTCTATACCACATGGAAATTTGTAATCTTCAGGAAGTTGAGGCATCTTAACCTCTCCATATCTGTACCCATAAAGGTACTTTCTTATGCCCTCGCTGGGGGCATTTAAAAATGCCAAATACGATTCCGTCTCATACGGAGACGGTAAATGACCTTCGCCATTTCTAGTGTATCACGAGCAACATCATCATCCATAGTAAAATCGTATTTGTTAAGATTTAATGCGGTGTTAGTTTTGGCAACTGAAGCCATCTTGAAAAACACGTCCTCTTCTTTAGTTTCTAAAGTTACATTAGGACCTAACATCTGGGCGAGCAATTCAATGGAAACTACTCGTTTACCAGACAAACCGCGATCGATGGTAGGTCTGATTTCCACAATAACAAACCTAGCATCAGGTAGAACCATATCTCCCCTGCGTGCAAATTCCGTCCTCATATCATGATTGGACCACTGATCACACAGGCCTAATACGGTTACAGTTCCAGCGTCACCAGGGACCCGGAAACCGAAAAAATTATAGTACACCATTGCACTCATAATTAAATACAGTCCCCAGAACCATGGCTCATTGGACAAGGAGACAAGAGCTTGACCGACAACGGACCATAATAAACCTGCCAATAAGACAAGCTTGATGGGGTACCTATCATCAGCCATTTTATAGGTCTTGCCTATCATTCCAGAGATATAGGATTTGATGAGGGCTTCACGTTCTGCGGCTCGTTTAGCGTCCTCCTCCTTTTGTTTGTCTTTGGCTTCTTTGTCAGCCAAAACTTTCTTTGAAGACTCCAATTTCCGATCTTCCCTGTCGGAATCCCTTCTAAAGTCACGCTCTCCCATAAGTTCTGCTGTAAGATCACCGAGCGCATTTTGAAGACTTCGTTGAGACCTTGCACCACGTGTGCTGTTTCGTTTGGGTCTCCAAACTCCAGGCTGGCGTTTGTTTTTAGAAGCTTTTCCACCATTTCCACCTCTCTTTTGAGGCCTGCCTGAGTTATCTGGAATGTTTGCGTGAGTATCATTGCTGTTGGGGAGGGAGCTTGTTGACTTAGTGGCGTCAAAACCAGTTCTTCGTTTTCGCTTATTGGTACTGGTGACCTTCCCATGTTCATCGACAGCAAAATCATGGTCTCTAAAGTGTCCATTAGAGCCATCTTTCTTTCTTGGGACAGAGACGTCCAGGTTCGCATTTCTTCGAGAGTGGGTATTTGATTTGCGACCATCATTCTGTTCACGCCCAGAATGCTTTCTTCCGTTTGGGTACGTAACTTTAATTTCGGTAAAGTTACCGGAAGTATTATCGGGTTCATCTTCGTGGTCGAAGAAGTCCCATTTGGCGGGGTCATCGCCATATTCATCGACCCAGTTGTCTGGGTCGGGTTCGTAGAAGTTAATGTTTGGTTCACTTGCATTGTGACTCGACATATATGCTACTCATGTAGTTGCTCTGGATAAGGCCCTTTACTCTACAAAACTTATAGAGTCTGGCCCTTAGGTTCGCACGACTGAGGAACCGGATAAGTGGAATTGTGTACTTTCCCTTAACCTGGAAGAACGTTGCGGCAAAATCCCTATCCTCTTTCACAATTTTCACCTCTGGACCACATTTCTGCATAATGTCCTATACGGTAAATTTCATGAATTGTTTTCGGATCTTTAGATTTCGCGGGCGTTCAACCTCTCTGACAATAGCACGTGGGCCTACATGAAAATAAAGACTGTAATGAGTAGCTCATTGGGATCATTACATTATGACACACATAGCGGACATCTAGTATCCTAGGAGAATCATATCTTAATTTTCATGCCGTCCACATTTTCTGATTTCCAGACGACTCCAGGAGGTATCCCAACCATCCCGGCACCAAAAATCAGAAATTATGGGTTCCTTTCAAACGGAAAGGAACTTGCGCGAAAAAATTTTGTGGCCATCAGCTACAAGAGCTGGCTCTCACAAAATTAAGTGCGC